TGCAATCCAGTTAGTTACCTTTCTCATGGCTTTTGAAAGAATAATAGATTTAGATGTTGCATAACCATCCTTATCATATTCCATGCTCATTTCTTGCTTTGTAGATGCACCCATTACTGAATCAACTACGATTGTAACTAATCTGTCTTTGTCAGACTTACGTACATTTTCAACAATTGTTTCAATAGTTTCGAAAATTTCTTCAATTGTTTCTAAAGGTACATAAAGCATTGATTTTAGATCAACGCCAATAGCAGTTAAAAACTCCGCCGATGTTGCAGACTCAGTATCAATGTAAACTGCTAATCCACCTCTCTTTTGAGTTTCTGCTAACGTGTGAGCTGCTAATAGCGACTTACCCGAAGCTTCTAACCCCGTAATTTCTGTGATCCTTCCAACTGGAAATCCTCCGTGAGGACGATTGGATATCGCCAAATCCAACATTGAGTGTCCTGACGATATCCATTCCTTTACATTGGTCGGAGCATCATTATCACCTTCAAGAAAGAATGCGGTCTTGTAATTTTGACCTTTGAACTGTGTATTAACTGCTTCTGCTAATGTTTCTGCTAATGAATCTTCCAGTTCATCCTTACTCTTTGACTTTTTAGCCATAAATTGCTCCTTGTTATTTATTCATTGAAAAGATCATCAAATGCAGCTCCTACATCTGATGTTGCTGTCGCTTTTGGTGATTCTGATGCAACTTCATCTGTTGTTGTAGACGAAGTTTCTTGTTCTACATCCGAATCAGCATTTTCTGGATTCATCCACGCTTTAAGAGCATCTTCAAGTTCTGAATACTCAGGCTCTGGATAGATATCCTTAATCGTAGGCTGCTTCATGATAAGCTCTGCAACGGCTTTATCTTCAGTAGCTGCAGATTGATTTGGCTTCACACGAATTGCAGTCTTAGGATATCCTCCTCCTTCTGCAGGTGTAAATTCTACATCAATATCACGTCCATTTCTCAAATCAGTGATATCTCCATAATCTGGATCAGCAATGATCGAAAGAAGTTCTGTGTAGATTGTTTTCCCAAATCCCCAAAATTTAACGCCTTCTTCTTCCTTACCTCTTACGATGACAGGAACATATGTTCTCATCTTCGGCTCAATTTTTCGACCCATCATCCAATCATCTTTGTCGCCGGTCTTTTTAAGTTTATCAGCGAATTCTACAATTGGATCTGGATTACCGTTAGTAATCGGGGAAAGCATACTACGCTTTGGAATGTCGTAGTGAAAATAAAGTTCCAGGAATGGATTTTCTTTGCGGTGAACGTAAGGTACAATGCGGATACGCTGCTTGCCCTCTGTCGGTCGCCATAGGTTAGACTTCTTGTTGTCTTGATTGTTCAGTGAACTTAGTTTGTTCTTAATTGCATCTAAATCTAGTGCCATAGTAAGTACTCCTTAATTGTTTAAATTAGTAAAAAGATTAATTATTTAAATTATTATAATAAGTTTTGGACGTTAATCCAAGATAAATGTTTAATTGTTTAATTATTGTTTGGGTTGCTAATTATATACCTTTTGATTTTTGCCATGGGTGTACACGATACCCGTAATTGCTTGTATCTCCTTGTTCTATGCTTCTTGCATGTCCTAACAAATGTGCTATTTTATTAGTAACAGTAGTCAAAATGCCTTTAAAATCTGAACGTGTTTGGACGGTTGGATACAATTCTCTAAATGCATTCATATAAGCAGTCATAGTTGCTGTATCAACTGGTTTGTCTTTGTAAATAGAAACAAGGTCGCGAACATCATTTTTAAACTCAGACATATCAAGTCGTTTTGGTTTAATTTGCTCATATGACTTAGCTAATAGGTCAAGAGTTTGTTCGGAATGAGCTGTGTCTGCTTCTGGGTCAAGCATTGGTATTTCACCTTTTTGTCCTAGGGTTTGATACGGCTCTTCTTGTTCTGCAAGATTCTTGGTTGCGAATCTTTTCATGTTTTCTGCTAAAATATTTTTCTTTTTCATATGATGCCTTTTACATATATAAATATAAATATTTTTAGTTTTGTTACCAAGTAATCTTGCGAAAAAATTTCAATCTAATTACTCGATACCCAGAATCTTCATCCGTTAAAATGAATGAATTTTCAAATTGTTCCCATGGTAATATGAATGATTTGTCTAATATGCCGTTGTTCTGACTACGGATTACTTCATTCATTGCATTTACTGTATACAATGTATTAGTTTCTTTTTTGCGATGTATGCTGATTGTGTTCGCTCCTCGATTTCCATATGAGTCTGCGTTGTATGTGCAATACAAATCATTTTGTCGTTGTTCATTCGAAAATGCAAATATTCGGCGTTCTGGTATTTCGTATTTTGATTGTATATAATCTGTTATTATATTCAAATCGTTACGATGTGCGAATGTACATAATAACTGTGTTTTCAATTTATTATCCTTGTTCTTGTAAGTACGGGTAACCTTGTGATGCTGGCGCTTCACGCAGTACAAAACGGTATCTTCCTTGTGATAGATTGTCGATCACAAAATTGTTTGGCAATCCAATGTGTGGTTGTGGATTTCTGTAATTATACCAAACTAATCCTAAAATATTTGTAAAAAACTCATTCTTAATTGTATCCAATTCAAAAACAAATTGTTTTGGGTTTCTAACAAATTCATTTCGTTCTATACGCTTAAACCAAATAACAGCATTTGTATTTTCATTATTAACAGGTTCTCCAACATATATATCAGCGGTATCATCTTCACCTGCTGCCAATTGTATTTCTTCAGCATCATCATCAGATATCCAATATGATTGTTTTTGCCCGGCAGCATTTACAGTCATTCGTGTGTCTTTTACGTCTGTATCTAGTTTTGTTTTATAAAATATTGTGTGTAATTCTTTGAATCCTTCATACCAATTATGAAATGCAGATTTTTTCCATTCATATGAAGCAAGTTTATCAGCATCAATTGCTTCTGAAAATCTTGTTTCAAAAATCATAACCAACTTTTTTAATTCTTCAGCTGAAGATGGATCTACCATATGCTTTAAACTTTGATATGGATCGCCAATTTCATTTAGTGGAACAACAATATTTTTGTAAAAATCTTCAATCTTTGCCGTTAATGCAAATTTGGATGCCAACCCTTCTCGAGCTGGGTCAAATTTACCTGATTTTAATTCTTTAACTTCCCACTCACCATTTGACATAACAATATCATGTTGGGCCGTTCCGCCTGGTTTTGAATCTCGAACGCCTAATAAAATAGATACTTCACCATTACCCATTCCACCTCTTGCACCGCCAACGTTAACTAAAAAGAATTTTTCAAATGCTTTCCAGCCTCCATTTATAAATGATTCAATTGTATGTGTTCTAAAATTTTTGTTAAAGTTTTGTTTATCAGAATCTGATAGTTGATTGTATATTGTAATGATTTGTGTATTTAAATCAGATGGCAAACCTATAGACGCAATTTTATCATCGATTGTTGTATCAACATCTTCCTGTTCCGAAATTATGTTACCTGTTCGAGCACGTTCAACAATGCATTGAATGCTAGCAGCATCTAAATCAGTCATTTCTGATAAGACTTCACCTAACTTATGGTAATCAGAATCCGTTTGTGGATAGCCGGCTGGAAGTTGGTATCTCCATTCTAATAAAATTTTATTGATAATATCCATAACTATGATACACTCTTCATTTTACTATAAATATCTCCGTACTTCAGTTTCACCGGAAAGTTTCCTTCTTCTATCATTGTTCTAAGAGCGGGAACTACCTCACGTGCCTCTGCAGAGTCGACATCAAATAATAATGAATCATATGTATACAGTATGAGCTTCGAAGTTTTATCTTGCAAATATGCAACAACCCGTTCCATTTTTCGGACTGAGACTTCAGTTTCTAACGCCTGTAAATAGTAGTTGAACAATTTATTTGCTGTTACTCGTTCAACACCTTCCATTGTAATTGGTCTTCGTTCAACTGGTGTTGTGATGTATCCTTGTTTTTTATATTCGCCCCACAACTTCCAAATTAAATCATTTACTTGTCGGAAATATGGTATTTCTAAAAACTCTTTATCAATACCACCGTACAACAATCTAAACGTTATTTGTTTGCTTTGTTCATACTGCTCTTCAGTAAGTGTCGTTGTATCAAAATAAAACCGACCAAAATATTCGTGTACACTGCCGGCCGGCAATTTGTATTTAATTAAACGAGCAATTAAACGTACGTGGTATGCATCAAAGTCCATTTCAACTAATGCTCCGTGCTGGGAGCAAAAAGCATCTCGGGTACCATCTTCTTTGTTCATTGCTGCAAAGTTGAAACCTCGAAATGCATTGGAAGGTCTACCAGTTACGGTATGATAGTGATAATTGGAATAAACCTTGCCTGCTGTAACTAGTTTAGCATCACGAAATGAATCATTGACACATAGCCCCGTACGTTCTATTTCTGCAAATACTCGTGGATATCTTGAATTGAATGATAAATATGATTGGGTATGTTGTGCATTCATAATCATTGGCCATGCATACTGTCGTATCTTTTGACACATTGCCGCATGCTGCTGGATTGGGATGATTGCATTTACATGTTGTAAATTTTGATGTCTGCTCCAATAAAATTTATGTGCTGTCTGATGATAATGTGTATCTACATATGCTTCGCCGTAAGTATACCACCACAGAGTTTTTACATCGTAGCAGTCCTCGTTTCCACCCGATATAAGCCAGTTCTTTTTGTCGTGAACATAGATACGCCGTAAGTCTAGAAAGTCGGAGAGACGTTTTGAAAAGCCCCTAATTTGTTCAGAATGATGTATAGGAACGATGCGTTCTACTTCCTGATCAGTATAAATGTATATGCAAGAGATGCGATTCACTGCTGCGTGCTGTTGAGCATCTGAATAAACAGGAACTACAAGACATTTATCACTCTCCCGTACATACCGCAGTACCGCATCTAATTCTGATTCATCATCCACTATCATACATTACTATAATAATGAATTTATTTCAAAAATACAATGTTATGCGTTGATATCTGCAGGAACTTGTATGTCGCCTACAATAGCAAATTCTAAATAATTGGTAATGAAGGTTGCAAGTTTAGGACACGTACGGGCTGCTACTGTAACTGCTTTGCGATTTGCATTTTCTACACTCGGTGTTGTTACGGTGCCTACAGTTTTATTTTGTAGCGGACCTTTGATAGTCCAACTCAATTCAACGGCTTTGTATAAATTTGGATCTATCTTTTTCTTTTTGTACAAGTCATGAGTATCTTTAGAAATTTCAAATATTTGTCCGTCAAATTTTTCAATGAAATAGCGTTTGAAGAATCCTTTGTTGATGTCATCTTCTGTAGGAATAGTTGTACTCGACGTTGGCGCTTGATACTTAGTTTTTTGGTCAGTCTTTAATGTTCTGTATCTACGTTCGTTTAGAGTGTCTTGTTCTTGAGCCTGATATGGAATAAGTTTTCTAGACAACGCCGGATCATATGATCCTAATGTCAGTACGGTGCCATCTACATATCTGTGATACGTTCCTTTATATTCAACAGTATCAGTAGTCATCCATTCACTGCCGGTAGTGAACAAATTTTCTGTAATGTCTTCTTTGTTATATCTTAATCTAGGTCTCATATATTACTCACGTTAATATTAGGAAGTAATTTATTAATACCAAATTTGTTAGAACCAGGTGGGTCTATTCGCACCCGCATTTGGCAGTCAAGTTTTGTTGTCCAATCATTCTTTACTAATATATGATCAGTTTTCATAATGGTAAATACAAATTGTTCATATTTTCCAGGTAGTCCGTTTACATTTATAATGTCTCCAAATCTAAAACCATATGTGCCATCTAATGTTAATGAAACTTCTACTGTCCAGACTGGTGCTGCAAATTTAAATAATGATTCAAGATCTTTCTTTGGTGTTGAAAAATATTTACGTAACGCAAACTTAAGATTATTTTTTACATCTTTTACTGCTGGTTGTTGTGAATAACGAATTTTACTAGCTTGTAACAAACTTAAGTTTGTGTTGTATGCAGCAGAATATTCATTTTCTAACCTCTTTTTTCTTTTAGGTGAATCTTTAAGCTGAGTCCACGCAAAAAAATGTTTAAAGAATCCAGTTCTTACTTCACTTTCTTGGCTGAAAGTAATACTTAGAGCTTTATAATCGTCTGGAATTTTGCTTTTTATTTCAAAATCTCGTACTACCGTTCCTAACCGTTGAAACCCAGTACGACCGATTTGATTTCCATTTGAATCATACGCTCGTATAGGTTTATTAACAAACATAGGAATTTCAGTAACATTTGTTTTTGGGTCTGTCTCAACAGCATTTGCATCTCGAAATATTAAAAATTGTATGTCTGTTTCATCAACTGATGGAACTTCTGAACTTGGTAATGTTGTAAGTTGCAAATCTATTGCATTGCCAGTTACATCCCGTATCATATTGCAAATTGCAGCGATAAATATGTCTATGTTATATGTTTGGCCATAGACCTCACCCAGTTTATTTTCAATATCTCGTAGTGCTTCTAAACTTATAAGAATATTAGCTGGTGAGCCAAATACTTTGTTATTAGAATCAGTTGCAAGATCTTCTTCTAACTCTTTAGTTTCATCTAACCATGGTCGGATGAATTTTCTAAGCTGTCTACGTCTTTTTGATGATAATGATTTTAAATCACTGTAAAATGTTATATTGTCTAAATTATCTCGGCCACGCGTAATTGTATCTTCTGTCCAACTTACCAATCGTCCATAGTATATATTCTGTCCATCTCTTCTTTGGTCATCTATCACTTGCGCAGAATCTGTTTCTGGGTCTCCTGCTTTATTAGCAGCTTTAAAATATTTTGAAGAAAAATATAAATCACTAGGAAATTTTTCAGAACCCGGCAATATAACTTTACTGTGGTCTGCTGAAACTAACTCTTCAAAGTATAATGATTGGCAAATTTCTGGGGCAATCGTTACTATAGTTGGAGATAGTCTAGTAAAATTTGTCGGCTGTATATTTCCAAATGCATCGGTGCCAGAACCATCAGGAAATATTCCTCCCTTTGCTGCAAACATTCCTGTTGGATCATTTTCTATAAGATCTAAATTGGTGTCGACAATACTATTAAATGACTTATTCCTTTGCATATTTGCATGTTTAGTAGCTACTAATATTTCAGCTGAAATTAGTTTGCAAATCATTCCTAATGAAACATAATATTGAAAGTTGCCATCATCTTTTTCAATATTGGCCATAAAAATATCATATGTTGTAGACTTATTATCACTATCTTTTGGCGGTTTTAAACGAAATTTTTTTCCGGATAATTTATCTCTTAATTCTGCTTCTAACGAAGCAATACTATTATCACTGCCGCCTGTTTTAATGTTTAAGTTATAATCATTTTCGATAAATGTTGGCTCAAATACGTGGTAGGTATTGTTGGTTGTATCTTTAAGAAATTGTTTTGCATATTTTTCTAATTTACTATGATATGTACCCGAATCTAATGATGCATATTCTGTGCCTTCAATTGGGCTGTTTTCAGTTTCTGATGTTGAAGCACCTATATTACTTATTAAATCTGTTGGTGTTTTTAAAGAAATTGTAGCAGAGACAGATCCATCAGATTCGTATTTAAAATCAAAACTCGATATCTGTCCTACATATCGTGCATAATTAGGTTTTCGGTCTAAACGAACACTATGGCCGATTTCAATTACACACCTAGCTAACATTTTAAACCAAGTTGGTTCAAATTCTGTAATAAAATATTCTATGTCGGGAATTAGTATTTTTACTTCAGCATCATTTAGTAAACCTTGGAATCCATCTTTTGTATCTACTAATGTAAATTGTATTTGTTGTAATACAGGTCCTGGTGGTCGGCCGGAGACATAATTAATATAATTCTTAGCTAAATTTTCTGGATCAGTTGCATCATATGATCGTACACCTTGGCCAAAATTTGTTATTTGATTTTTGCCTGCATTCCATCTATTTGATACATCTTTTATTATACCTTTTGATCCGCGGAACCATGTGCCTTCAACAGTAGGCTTGTTGTCGACAGATAAACTTTCATTGTTTATTGCAGCTGCAACGTTGCCTACTGAGCCGTCGTCATTGAGCTCTAATATTGAAATACTACCCCATGATGTTCTGGAATTCATCCATTCAAGTTGTTCATCAGTACGTTTGTCTGAAATACCGCATTCAGCTCTAAAACGTAATTCTTCTTGTATTTCTGGAATAACTTCACTGTAAAATGGCGTATATGATTTATCTTGTTCCATTAAATAACTCTATTTGATCTTGTATAAGTTGAATATTATTTGGTATTCTAATACGAGTATTGCCTGGTATATGAAATGTTCCTTTACCTAAATTGTTTACAGATGCAATAATCCACCATTTTGTTGAATCACCATAAAAACGGTCTGCTAACAAATCTATACGTTCTGGTGATGTAGTTACTATATATACATCACTTGGATCTAATGGAATAAAAGGTACAAATGTTGTATCTAAACGACGAGTTCTTTGTTCGTCTCTAATTATTAATGATTTTCGATATCTACTCATATTTTATCCTCCTCCGCCGCCACCACCGCCATTACCAAACAATCCGTTTGTAAATTCGCCTACTAATCCAGATGCACCTTCTAATGTTTCAAGTAGACCCGTTGATGGTTTTGAATCACTTAACCAATTGGAATCTCCAGCTCCATCGCCTTCATTCTGATCATACAATGAATATGCTTGTCCCATATATTGTGGCAAGTAGTCTGTTAACATTTTTAAATTCATAT